CACCCGGCGGAATGGTCGATGGCGTGCGGCGCGCAATGGCCGCAATCCGCGACTGTGCTAAGCCTACGACCGTCCAGGTAGACGGCGCGTGTTGCTCGGCTGCGTATTGGCTCGCCAGCGCGGCAGGCCGCATTGAAGCGCAGTCCACGTCCTCGATAGGGTGCCTCGGCGTCATGCTGAGCAAGGCGGACCTTCCAAAAGGCGAGCGGCGTTTCATATCGTCGCAGACCCCGGCCAAGGTGCCAGACCCTCGCAGCGAAGAGGCCGAGCAGTATCAGGCCATAGTCGATGACTTCGCCGGGCAGCTGCTCGACGACGTAGCAGCCAATCGAGGGCGAGACCGCGCAAAAGTAGCGGCCGACTTCGGAAGCGGCGCGACGTTGCCAGCACGGGCCGCGCTCGCCGCTGGTCTCATCGACGCGATTGTCGGCCCCGCTATTGGCGCAGGTCGACCCGACGGCTCGCAAGCTGTCGCTCAAGAATCAACAGACCCGGGAGACCGGGAAAAGGAGGGCCCGATGGGTCTGCCAATCCCCGGCGAAATGAGCCGGGAGGAAATCGAAACTGAGCTGCTGGCTCTTCGCGCCGCGTCCATGGAAGATGGCGAGGAAGAGGTTGAAGCCCTTGACCTTGACACCGACGAGGACGCCGAGAAACTGATCGAAGACGAGCTCGAGGACGCGGGCGCAGTCGCCGCGGATATCGAACTCAACCGACTTCGTGCCGCTCTCGCGACCGCCGAGTCCAAGTCTGCGGTTCTCGCGCTACACGTCCAGGGCGCTCGCGCCGCTGAGCGTAACAGCCGAATCGACGCGCTCATCACGTCCGGCCGTATCGGTACGACCGACAACGACCGCGCCATCGCCGAGCACCTGTACGATGCCGAAGCGCAGGCCACCCAGGCGTACGCAATGCGCCGCGGTGTCACGCTCGCGACCGCATCGGCGGCGCAGTCCAAGTGTCGGCTCTTTAGCGCACTTGAGGGCAAAGCCGCTGGCGCCTCAAACGCGGGGCTCGCTGGTTCGTCCGTGGGCGGCAAGCCGTTCGCCGGCCCGGTCAACACCACGCTCGCGACCGCTGCCGGTTTCGAGGGCTGGGTCGCCGACTACTGCTCGGCGAACGCTGGCGCCAACACCAAAGCGGCCGTTGATGCCTTCAAGGCTCAACACCGAAACGAATACATCGAAGTCATGAAGGGGGCCAACTAATGGCTGCATCGACCGACAACACAATCACGCTCATCAGCGACGGCGCAGCGGCGATCCCACAATTCTCAATGGTCTCTACTGACCCAACCGGGAACATCGGGCTTCCCGGCGCGGGCAACCCTCGCACGATGGGAATCGTCCAAGAGGGCATCGCGCTCGGTGTCACAGTCGCGCAGCCCACCGCGGTACAGGTGTTTGGTATTTCCTACGCCATCGCAGGCGGCGCGGGCATTCTCGCAGCCGCGGGCGCGCTTGCGCTTATGGCTGAAGTCGGCACAGGCGCGCTAGTTGCCCACGTCGGCGGCGGCGTGCATTGCGCCAACTGGTTGCCGAGTGCGACCCACGCGGCTACTGGCGCCGCTGCCGGTGACGTCATTCGCGTTCTCATTGTCGACGGACCCGCAATCTAAACTGGAGGCTGAATCATGGCTCTTTCTCGTGCCGGATCGCATCCGGTAAACAATATCTTGACCAAGTTCGCGGCCGAAGGCCTCGAGCAGCGGTTCTTGTGTGACTCGGGCGTACTGCCCGAAATCATCGTTCCCGAAATCTCGGGCACGTTCTTGTCAGATGACCCTCGCGGCTATGCCGGCGCGGCAGACATCGACATCGCCCGTGGGCGCATGGGCGAGTTCTCCCAGGGCGTGACGTTCGACCCGATCGTTGGCGCGTTCAACTGCATCGACTTCGGGCACAAAGTCGGCATGGACAAGCGGCTGGACGAAATCATCGACCAGCTCGGCGACCTTGGCGTGCGGCGTGCGACTCAGGCCGCGCGCGTCACGAAGCAGAAAGCCGAGCAGCGGCTCGTCGACTTGCTCTTTGGTGTGCCGACCGGTTGGGTTACCTCAACGGCCGCAGGGTTGGGCGGTGGTGGTGTCATTTGGTCCGCCGCGGCATCGACTCCAATCAGCGACCTTGCGCTCGTCGCGACGCAGACCGTGCCCTTGCAGGCTTTCGGCGAGCGTCCCGATACCATCGTCCTAAGCGTCGATGTTGCCGTTGCACTCAACCGCCACCCGGAGACTCGCGGCTACTTGTCTGCGGCGCTCAACGTGGGCGTCGGCTCTCGAGTGCTCAGCGCCAACGATAACTTCGCCATGTTGCGCGGCGTCATCGCCGAGGCAACCGGCGTCGATGCCTCGCGAGTGTTCGTCGGCGACTACGTGCAGAACACCGCCAACCTGGGACTCGCCGGCGCGGCTGCGTTCATGTGGACCAATCAGGTGTGGATGGGCAAGATGGGCAACGCGACACCGCGCACTGTCAGCACCGGCAACGCTATCAGCCTTGCCCCGACGGCCGCTGCGGACTTCTCCGCGCACCCGTTCTTGGCGGATTCGTTCGAGTCCTCAAACCGTCTAGTGCAGTGGTTCCGCGCGTCGCAGGCGAACGCCTACACCGCGATCAACACTGACCTCGGGTTTCGGATTTCGGCCTGCTTGGTCTAGTCTAGGAGGGCGCGAACATGGCAAATTACAGGTTCAATCCTGCGGACCCTAGGGCTGTGTTCGCCTCTTCCCCGGGCGGTGCTATGCACAGCACGGGGTGTGTCGTCGACTGCTCGCAAGAGTTGGCGGCGACCGTCAACGCATCTTATCCGGGCATCGACGGCGCGCCCGCGCTGGCTTTGCTCGACCCGCCGAAGCCCACCCGCAAGCGGCGGCGCAAGCCTAAGGCGGAGGGCTGATAGGTGTCGACCCTCTACCCGCGCACGTTCAGGCTAGGCGCATCGGCTAACTTCATGTGGGAGGCGCCCGAGCCTCTGGATTCAATCGCAGGCGTGAATCTGACCATCGGCGCGTACTCTGTCGCGATGGCTCAACCCGTCGCGGATGTGTCGATTATAGTGGGCGGCATCAACACCGACCGGACGGTACTAACCGCAGCGGGGGCGCCTGTCATCCCTGCCGATTTCGTCAAGTTCGGTGCGGCCTATCTAGTGACCGCCGAGGGTGAGTCGTTCCCAATCCGCGTTATCCGCGTCGACGGTACGGCTATCCTACTCGCGCAGCCGCTTCCGATTGCGGCACCGCTGACCGGCGTCTCAACGCTTCAGTTCGCGGCGTGGTATGCGCCGATTGGGCCGGCCAACGTGACGGCCGCTGTCGACTATAGCGGGACAGAATGGTCGGTGGCGTACACCCGCGTCTTGCCGTTTGATGTTACCTACGCTCAAGGGCTGGTCAAAGTCGTGCGCGTGGTCTGGCAATCGGGCCTGACCGATGCCTCATTCGTCGCGGCATTCCCTGAGTTCCAGAATCTCGGGCACCGCGACGCATCGTATCAGCCTCAGATTGACGCGATGTACGCTGAGCTCGCGAACCGCATCGACACCGATGTTCACGCATACACCACAAGCGACGGGCAACGGGCCACGGTCGATGATGTAGCCTCGCAGAATGCAGGGCTACAGCTCGTGCATGGTTACATGGTTGCGGCGAAAGTCGCGGCGACCCGTGGAGACCTTGAGACCTTTCAGCACTATTGGACCCGAGCATTCGGCACCGAGTCGAGTGTCGACCAGCGCCGCAAGACGGGCCTGTATGCTGACGCCATGCGGCCGATTTGGGTAGACCTCGACAGAGATGGCATCGTTGACGTGGGCGAGCTCGAAGCAGTCACAGGCCCCGGCCCCGGCGTAGTGTCGGCTGGGTTCTCGTCGGTGCCTCGCGTGCGTGTTGTGAGGGCTCGCTAGTGCCTAGCGTGATCGTCAAAATCACTCAGCGTGAAGTCAACCTGATGAGCAAAAAGCAGAACCGTGCCCTCATGAAAATCATCCGTGAGGATACGATTGTCATGGCGTACCGCGGCATCGGTCCAGACGGCGGGCAGTATGCGCCATACAAGACGAAGGGTATGGAGGACACCCCGGTCGACCTGACCGAAAACGGGTCAATGCTGGAGACGATCAAGATCTCATTCCGCAAGACAACGGGGCGCATCAAGGTTGGTGAGTATTACGGGCGATTTGTTCACAACGGCACCATCACCGGCAAGCGGCTGCGGAAGAAAGCAGACGAGGGCGCTCGTGTCATCGGGGGGCGTCGCGTCGAGGGTAGGGACATTGGGCCGGGACACGTCGCACTCCCGGCGCGCCCGTTCATGGTGTTGAGGCCGGCGACCAGAAAGAAGATCCAACGGTGGCTTGAGTACACGCTGGATCGGTCGTTCAAGGCCGATTCGTTGCGCGATACCTTCAACACTGGGGGGGTGATCTAGTGGGTATCCGCCTAGCAGTCGACAGGATAGCGGCGCTCGTGAGTGGCTCCACGCCGCGGTCTGATGCGTCTCGACCGTTCGTTCTCGCGGAGTCTGACGGCGCTTGGACCCCGGACGTTATCGCCGACCCGAGCAGAGGCCAAACCCGCGACTTCGTGGTGCGGCCGTCCGATGTGATGCCGCTAGACGACGGCGAAGCGGGCACCCCGGCGGGACGCTTGACGGCCATCATCGAGGTCAAGGTCGTCTACCTCTATAGTCAGATTGACCGAGCCCGCCGATGGGACTTGGCTCAAGAGGACTGCGCGACCATCCAGGCCGCAATTCAGCAGCATCTACAATGGGACTGCGCCACTACTGGCATTGTCTCGATTGCTCCCGCACAGCAGCCGACACGCGAACCGCTCGACCAGGGCGATGCAGAGGTCGGATTCGTGCTCACTATTCCCAACCCAGTAACATATCGAGAGGTCAGCGTATGAGCGGCACCCCACATATCAAGTCGCTCAGCGTCGCCACCGAGGCGAGCTTCGGGAGCATCAACCCATTAACCGGGATGCCGGACGTAGTGGCAGTCGGCGCGCTCACCTACGTATCTCTTGAGTGCGAGCGGGCGCCGATTGTCGTGGCTGGCGAGTTGCCGGTTGACGAGCGCCCCGATACTCGCACGGGCTTCTATACTCACGCACCAGAGGCGAATACCGCGTGTGACGCGAACGGCAACCCGATCCCGCGGCGGACTGGGCAGATTCAGATCGATCAAGTCGTGACGATGATCGGCTCGGCTACTACGTTCGCCGATTACTCGGCGCACCCAATCGGGAAAATGCTCAACGCGGTGCTGCGTTACACCGCGAACACCGCTGTGTTTGACCCGGTTGCAGGGGCTGCGTCGTTCACGGAGTTCACCGCGACCGACCCGGCGAAGTACACAGTCGGCGCGATGGTTTGCCAAGCGCAGGGGGGGGTTGGCAACTACTCCTTTGTAACAGGCATTGCAGGCGTGGTTATCACGATATCGCCCGCCATGACGTCACTGCCGTCGGGTGATATGCGGATCGGCTCGACGTTCTCAACGGCTACTCAGTTTGGAGAGTTGGGCGCGTCGTTGTCATTCCGAGGCGACGGTGACGGCTTTCGCTGGTACGCGGTAGGGTGTCGCCCGAGCGCGCTCAACATCACCACCAGCCCGCGCATGGTCAAGTTCTCTTGGACCATCGAGTGTGCCCACATCTTCGACGATAACTTTGACGCGAGCGTCACCGCAGGAATCAACATCGTTGACCCTGTAATCGCGGACGGCTGCGCGGCGCATATGCTTCAGGCGGTCACGGCGGTCTCGATGGCCGCCGTGAATGGAGTGACGAGCCCGGCCGCTGAAGCAAAGACCGACCTGATTGTAGACGAGTTCAGCGCGTCTCTATCCTGGACGCTCGGCGCCCGTGGTACTGCGGCGACTCCGATTGGGATCGCCGACTATGAGGTCACCGACTTCGTTTGTGACGTCGACATTTTGACCAGCATCGAGACCCCGGCGCTCACCCAGGGCACAATCCTACGGCGCGAACTGCACAGCTTGATAGTAGGCCTGAGCAACGTCAGCACGGGCAACGGCCTGTGTCTCTACCTGCCAGCCGCCGCGCTTCAGGCTGACCCAAACATCCGCGATTTAGGCGGCGACATCATCAAGTACCGCTACCTGTTCAAGCAGTCCGGCCCATGGACCGGCGACTCCGTGAGCGGCAGCAGCAGCCCCGGCGGTAAGACGTTTCGGATCGGACTGGGTAACTAGCATGATCCCGACCCTCGACGCAGCAGGCGCCCCGCATATCAGGATCCCGCTTTGGAGCGACCCCGCGATACAGCAGGCCAACTCCACCGAGGCGGTGTCTGAGTACATCGCGACAGGCGACCCGTCCGTGCTCGATGTGCCAGACCATGCGACCATCATCACTATCCGTGCGCTTAGTGCCGCCGAAATGGGCGCAGCGGCCCGAGCGGCAGGCAGACGACCGCAGCTCGGCGCGGTCGTCGCTCAGCGCAAGGCGGAAGCGCGCAAGGCGATAGGCAGCATCGACACCGACGAGGGCGCGCAAGCGTTCGCGTGTTGGCTCGATGCTCTCACCGACGCGGAGGAACTCGCGCTCGAAGCGTGGGACGCCTACGAGTCGGCCCGATTCGAGCGCATTGCAGCGGCCGGTGTCGTGCTGGTTGAGCACCCAGGCCAGACATGGACAAGCGCGGCCGAATTTCTCGGCATGGTCCCGAGTCCGTCGATGCGCGAGGGACTCGCCCATGAGTTCGGCTATAGAGTCCAGGCTTACTCGGGGCTTGGAACCCGCCCAAAAGGGCTGTGCAACTCAGCGTCTGGCTCGGAGAAGCAGACCGAGGCGGAGGATTCTCCCACTGGCGGTGCGACCGATGTAAGCCTGATTTGCGACGCCAGCGCGGGGACTGTGGCGGAGCTTTCGCTTCCGATTTGAAGCGGTCGACCGTCGCGAATGACGGTCGCCGATACGTCGAGGGGGAGAATGTGTGGAGCGGAATATCCACGCCAGAGGTTGCAGCGGCTCGGTTCTACCGGTGCCCGATTGCCGAGATTAACGAGGGAGTAACGCACGACATTATGGCCCTCTACCGCCAACTACAGATAGACGGCGTGGCCCTCGCCGACCTACTCGACAAGCCAACGGCGTGCGCGCTCGACGGTCTGGCGACAGTCGCGGGCGAAGTCGCAGCGGTGGACCGCGACCGGCGCGAGCGTGCGAAGCGTGACGCCACAGCGCGCTCGAAAGTGAGGCGCTGAGCATGGCCGGCACAGTCATCCAAAAGGCCATAATCGAAGTCAAGTTTGACGACCTGAACAAAGCCCAGTTGGCGCTCAAGTCCACCGGCGTCGAGATGATTGCCTTCGGTGAGACCGCCAAGAAGTCCACGGGGGGAACAAAGGCTGCAACTCGATCCATTGGCGACCTGTCCATGATGCTGGACAAGAAGCTTGAGAACGGGCTCGGGAAGGCGTTCAAAGCTACCGACAGGCTGTCGTCGATTATGGGCTCAGCAACTGCCGCAATGGGTGTGGTGGGTATCGCCATCAGCGTGGTAGTCGGCGCGTATAAGCTCCTCACCGAGTGGGCAGGCGCAGCAGCTAAAGCGCAGGATGAACTAGCTAAGGCTGCCAAGGAGAAAGCAGCAGAGGCTCTCAAAGCGCTCGTCAAAGAGTCAGATAAAGCGGCGGATTCGTACAGAGAACTCGCTAAACAAATCGGTGTCGCTGGCTCGGCTTTGATGCTGAGTGAGAAGCTCGCCGCTAGTGATGCGGTCTCGAAATTGCGTGCGGCAAAGGCGGCTGACGACGCAGGCTTTAACGCGATCCAACTACTGAAGGCCAGGACCGCAGCCAAGGCGAAACACGTCGCTCAACTCCACAAAGAAAACAAGGCGATAAAGGCTGGCCAAACAGTAGAAGAGGCGGCGGCGATCGCCAACGCATGGGCGAAGGCTACTAAGGAACTTAAGAAGCTTAAGGGCGAGAGGATCAAGACGCTCATCATCGCGGGGAGGGCTACCGATGCGCTGCGGGCTGAGCAGAAGGCTTTTGATGCGCTGGCTAAATCGATGGGCGATGCCTTCAACCCGCCCAAGGTTGAGCCTAAGGTCACGCCCAAGGGTGGCGGGCGGAGTGGGGCCAGGTCGGCCAAAAGAGAGAAGTCCCTTCGGCAGTTGGCCGACGAGTGGGACGCAGTAGACCGAGACGAGGAGAAGTTTATCGCGGAACTTCGGGCCGAACTTGAAGCTCTGAGCCCGGATGATTCCGCCGATGGCACCGCATTCAGTGACGCTCTATTTGCGAGCCTCGACGCCGCAAGAGATAAGCTCGATCCACTCATCGAGGGAGTCCGGGAGTGGGTCGATGAGGTGAGGGCCGCGACAAAGTATAATGAGGAGTTGAGCGATTCGTTTAAGTCGACCCTCGGGCCCCAAGTCGATATGATGGGCAACGGCCTGCTGAGCGCTGCTTTTGACGCCGCTGTGTATAGCGATTCGATGAAGGACGCCTTCAACGATGTTGTCGAGGTCATGGCGAAAGAGGCTGGGATCCAGGCCATGATGGAGCTAGCCAAGGGGCTTGCGATGTCACTTATTAACCCACCGGGCGCAGCGGTGCACTATGGCGCAGCTGCTGCTTTCGCTGCGGTTGCTGGCACTGCCACTGGCCTCACGATGGCGACCGGCGGGTTTAACGGGCCTGCGGGTGCGGGTGGTGGTGACGCCGAAGACGCCGAGGCCGAGTCTGACGCATTCACCGGCGGCGGCGACACGGGACAGGACCGCAGCGAAGGCCGCGGCACTCAAGAGACGACGATAAATCTAAATCTAACAGCGGGCTCGCGCCCGTTGCTGCGTATCGAGCAAGCCCAGATGGCTCAAGAGCTGCGCGGCATAATGGGGGCCTGACCGATGCCAATCAATCCAGTAACTACTGCGCTCATCATTGGCGACGACGGCGGGACGCTCCGCATGGTCGCGGTCAATGCGGCGGGCGCAATCGCAACGGTCGGCGCATCACCGACGGCACAGGCGCTTGTCTCTCAGGCTGCTGTTTTCGTTCTCGGGGTGTGGGAGCCTGTGCTACTCGCCGAGCCCAACATGGGCTATGACCCGGCGACTGCCAACGCGCTGTTCCAGATCCACGTTGACGGCCTCGACGGCGGCACGTTCGACGTGAAGCTCTACCTGCCCGGCAGCCCCCCGCCGATACCTCCACGCGAGCACCAACTCGCGGCGACATCGGTTGACACCGTGCTCGTTGATGGGCCAATCGTCCAGGCGTTCGAGATTACCTTCACTGCGCTCGGCGCAGCTGCCGCGCCGATCGTCTATCTAAGCATGCAGCCGAGGGTGTGACGATGGCGACACTACGAGGGGGGCCGGTGGCATCACCAGCGGGGGCGGGCGGAGTGCCAGCGGCTCCGCTTTCAGTACCTACATACACAGTCACAAGTCTACCTCCCGCACCGTCACCAGTGGTGACCGCACAGCCTAACGGCGGAACACCTTAAAGGGGTCAATCATGGCAGTTCAAGACGGCATCGCGGTTACCTACGCAACGCCGGTCAGCGCGACATTCAAGGAACTTCTCGGCGGTTTATACGCGGCGTTTGACGCCGGACAGGATCCTAACTGGCGCATCAAGATGGGCGTCATGTTGCCCGCGTCAATCACGAACCCGGGCGATGCTGGCTTCGTGATTGAGGACACCGCAACCAGCACGATCAATATTCTATTTGCAAATAGCATGGGCGTGGGTGGGCTTATGGTTGACGGGGCAGCACAGGCTGCCGCTGATGACGTCATGGTCGGTGTGGACCCAGGCGGCGCGGTGATGGACATCACGACGATGGGATGGATGGTCGGCCCCAGATTCTCTGGATGGACGGCAGACACCCAAGCCGCAACACAATTCACGCTGAGCGGCAGGTCGATTGTCGTGAGTGGCGCTGACTGGCTCCTGATACGGCATAAGGCAGGGGCGGCCGGATATAATGGCGGCTGCTTTGCTGGTCGATACTCGCGCCTTGACGCTGGGCTTGGCGATGGTTTTTGCGTGTTTGGCGGGATGTGGTCGGATTGGGCGACAACCTCGTCGAACGACCATTGTGCTATCGAGGCACGGGACGGCGCATGGGTCAACACGTCGAGAATGTTACCGCTCAACACCAGCGGCCTGACTGGGGATTACGCGACCGACGGCGCAGGCACTTGGCGCATTTGCCCCGTTGCGATCGCGATTCCGGGGGCCAACCTCGGGACGTTCGGGCAGGCGACAATCGTCGGCACTTGTCCCGCGCTATATAGTGGCCCCAACGGCACGATTGCCACGCAGTGGAAAGACGGCGCGACCGTCAAAGCAGTCTGCATGGATGGCGGCGCGTGGCTTTGTCGTAGCGACGGCGCGGTCGCTGAGTAGATGCCGAGTCTCGACCCAAGCCCACCTATCGCGCTACTGACGGAGGTTGACGCCCGAGCATGGCGCGGCGTGGAGTTGATGCTAATGGCGGGCGGAGTGGGGCCTAAGCTACTGGGGCCTGCCACTGACTATTTCGAGGACGCGCTGAACTTTTTGAACGGCCGGTGCAGTTCGCCGGGCGCCGACCTCGACGCGCTGGTGAAGACGGTCAAGGGGGCAACGTGGTCGATCTATCTCAACGGTGATGATCGAGTAGTCATCGAGGACACATCGGGTATCTTCATTCTCAAGCCCGGCGGAGGGCGCGAAGCGTTCGGTTTTGCGAACTCAGCGGTCGGCGATATCACGTCTGCGCTGGTTGGTGCCGGTCCCATTCGCAGAATTACAGCTAGTGCCGATTGGGTGCGGGGTAACGTCGAGAATAAGCACCTGATAATAAAGGACGGGGGCGGCGCTACTGACAATATCCCGTATCACGCATACAGGGCGCAAGACGTGGTCACGATGCTGCGGGCGTCAACGCTAGTCGATGCGGATAGCACAGACGCAGCCGCCAACCTCGAGAGCCAGACGGTCGCAGCGTACGGGGCGCCCGGTCAATACCGGTGGGGCCTCAACGCCGATGGGCATGTCTGGCTGGCGTCCCTCGGGTTCCCGTCCACAGAGCCCAACGGCGTTGGGGTGTGGCGTGTTTCAGACTTTCAGGAGTGGCTCGGCTTCGATGGGACCGAGACCACGCAGACTCTCGCCGACGCGACGACAGGCGACGATCTCAAGTTCATCGAGGCAATGCATCCCTGCGAGGGCGCCATCATGCCAAGCCGTCCACTGATGCGCCCAGTCACGCACCGGTACGACGAGACGACAAACACGGCGCGTCTGACCAGCGGTGAGATTGCGAGTAACAAGGTGATGGGTTTCGAGTCGGTGTCTGTCGAGTGGTGGATCGACGGCCCGGCCGACTCTCGCGACCTGTCGACGCACTGGCTCAACGCTGTAGTGCCTCGCGCTGCAAAGGGCGTGCGGTGGACGCTCTATCAGGTGTGGGGAGACTCTCGCCGCGTGCGGCATACAGTCGAGGCGCGCACTACCGGCCTTGTCGGCTCGGAGGTAGTGACGCCAGCCTACGACCTACTCGCAACCGCTGAGCTCGACGGCCGCCGCGGGCGTATCAGGGGGCGCCGCGGCATATCGGACAAGGCGAAGAAAGCCAACAAATGGCCGGGTTCGCTGCTGCGGCGTATCCCCATGACCACGATACTTGAGAACGCGGAGGACTAGTGGCGAGGACTATCCCAGCGGTGGCGTCTATCGCGCTTCCCGATGTGAGGCTGACGACACCGACAAAGCCGGTTGACGCGGGAAGCATAAGCAACCTCGGGCACTGGTACGACGTGGCGCAGTTGCACAACCTCAACCTTGCAATGATGCACGCGCAGCCGGTCTATCAGCAGAATTGGGATGGCGGGTTCGTCTACAACGTGCCAGGCCTGGTCGACCGGCTGACGGTCATCATCCCAAAGCTAACCGACCAGCATTTGACCCTATCGTGCAGAGTGTACGGGCACAGCTTCCTCGGCGGTGGCGTGGTGAGATTCACGTCCGCGACGACCGGCAACTTCTCAGATGTGGCGCTACTCGCCGCAACCGCATGGTACACAGGGGCACCCGCGCTATTTATCGGGCTTCCGCCCGGCGACACCGATGTGATCACGATCTCCACATCGGGTGATGTGAATATCGAAAGCATCGCGATCGAGTTCGACGAACTCAACCCCGGCGGCGCGTATCCAGGCGCTAACGACGAGCTTCTCGGGGGTGTCGGTCCAGACGGGACCACGCCGCTCGACTCTCTCGAGGTTCTCGCAGACGACCCATTATGCTCGGAACTCGCACAGACTGTATCTGCGGGGGTAACAGCCGTTGCGACCCGGCGTCGGACCTACCACGCAATGGGCGTGCTGCCTCTGCCGTACTTTCTTCAGCGCCCGTTCCGCGTGGTCGTTCCGGTCTATGACCTCGGCAACGCTCGACACACACTCAAGTTTCGCATGCTCTCGACAGTCCAGGCCCAGCCGGTGGCGCATCTAATCCAGCACAGCGCGGCAACCCAAGAGTCCGCGTGGCGGCTATGGCAAGCCAACAACACGTCGCGAGGGTACACACAGGTGCTGGTGGCCGGTGTCGCGGGCGACCCGTTCGACTCGGGCGAGATCTCGATCGTCCTCGAACCGGGCGATATTGTGCAGGCGCCCGGCGAGTACTTCGGTTTCGCTCACTTGACCGTCTACCCGCGTCCAGGCCTCAAATCGTTCTCCGCGTGGGGGGTCTAGATGGCTGGCACAATCCCGACAGTGCTCAACGCGATGCCTGACACGTCCGCGCACAACGTGGCCCGACCTCTATTCGGACGCACGGTGTCGACGTTCAGCAACGGGCTCAATCATCTGGCCGGCTTCCGCGGCCTGCGGTTTATGCAGGCACAGTGCATCATCAACGCGGCATCAACTGCCGATGACGACCCGCCACACGGCCCGATGAATAACGATCCGATCATGCGGTGGGTGGTCTCGCCGCTTGCTCAGTATGTGTGGTGGGGGGCGTGGGTCGCAGCCGAACAGAAATCCACCGGCCCGAGTATCACCGTGCGCCTAGAGACCGTCGCAGGCGTGCTTATCGATGGGCCTATTGAGTGGACCCCAGACAACGGTAAACTGCCGACTCGGGTGTACTGGGACATGCCAGCGCCCGCCGGGAATCAAGGGCATGACCGGATTATGCACACCGGCTGGGGCACCCAGGGCAACGCCACCGACCCGCGACTGCTCGACGTGTCCGGCTATCAGGGACAAGCGGTTCAGATTCGAGTCTCGACAAATGACGCCCGCGTTTATTCGCACATGGCGCTTGAGGCGTATCAGAACACGCACACGCCAATCTCGCGGCTGGTCATTAGCGAGGTCGACTATGATATCCCCGGCGCTGACATTTTCGAGTTTATAGAGATTTACAACGCGGGCCGGGCGCCGCACGACTTGACGAATACGGTGTTGAATTACTGGGATTTTCTCTTAGTAAATACAAACAGTTGGCCGCTCAATGTAGGGGACGGGATACTTCAACCCGGTCAACGGATGGTCGTTGGGAATCAACTTATCATCGACGGCCTACCGCAGGGCACAAAGAGCGTTCTGATGGCTGGGTCAAGTCTCAATAACAACGTCGCGGGGGTAACTATAGACGACGCGGGCAATCGGCTCAGCGGCGTCGCGTGGGAGCAAGGGCACGGCTTCTTTATGCCTGGTGTCGCCGAGGGCACTATGCTTCCGCCGGACGCGGGCGATCCACGTTCGTGGCAGCGGTACCCGACCGACGGGCACGACACGAAAGACAACGCGGCCGACTTCCATCTTGCGGTGCCGACGCCCGGATTGCCTAACCTATGAGTGTGCTCGACGAACTATCCCGCCGTCAGAACACGATGGTCTGGTTGCTCGAAATCGACGGCCTGCAAAAGACGTACTACAGCAGCCCGACGGCCCCGACGCTTCCGCCCTATGCCGAGGCATGGACGCACACAGCGGCGCCCGGGATTATGGCGGTCACATCGGCAGACCAGGAACTGGACGTGCTTCAATCTGTCGTGACGGCTGGTCAAGTGTCGGTCACTCTGGCGGTGACTCGCGACAATGACGCACGGCTATTGATGGCGGTTGGGCGAGATGGCTCGCCACATATGGCGACGCTCGCCTCGACGCTCGACCAGACCGGCGGTGGGCTCGTCGAGGTTAACGAGGACATAAGCGGGTGGCCTGCGGCGGGTTATCTTTGGATCGGTAAGGAGTGCATCCAGTACTCAGCGCGCTCGGTCGCGTCACCGTGGCAATTCACGATTGCTCTCGCCACCGACCGCGGGTGGTGGGGTAGCGAGCAGAGAATGCACATCGCGTCCTCTGTCGAGGGGTGGGCACCGCGCATCTATTCGCAGTGCGTGACCTGGCAGAATCGCAAGGCGCGGGTGCTCGTCTCGTCGCTCAGGCCGGACGGTTCGCAGGCCGATGGCTGGGTGGAGTACGTCAGCGGGCGCATCGTGAGCAACCCCGAGATTTCGGGTGATGGTCTATCGGTCGCGCTCAACATTATCCCGCACACCGACGCGCTCAGCATCAGCGTGGGCGGCGGTGTCGAGAGGACCGGGCTACAGCAAGGGCTGCACACGTTCGACGGCCAGTCTGGCGGCACGTTCATGTGCGCGGTGGGGTACTCTCAGGGTGAGGCGTGGTCGGATGACACGGGGTTCAACGCCGCGGCCAACACCGAGCTGAAGATTAAATGGGCAGCCCACAACGGCACGTTTGACCTTGCCGCGGTGACGACAATCGGCGGCGCCAATCCAGACTACCAGCGTCGCGGTCGTGTTGTGGACGAGGACGGCACCGAGGCGGCTCAAGATGTGACCGCGTATGTCGGTCTCCCAGATGGTGACGCCATTGGCGACGAGTTGACACTCAGCCCGGGGACCGTGTTCGTGACGCCTCGCCGCAAGACTTGGCAGAACGCGGCAGCCTCAAACAACATCAGCGCATCGGTGCTAACCGCGCCAGGTGTGCCCGAGGTCATCCAATGGCCGGGCGTTGCGCTCGCTCGTCTAACCGCGCTTATGTCGCCTCACGACCACCGAGACACGCCACTACAACTCGGGCAGTTCGCGGATGTGATACTCGACCCGAACCACGCGAGCGGTGGGCCGGTGGTGCAGTTCCGCTTCAACACCGCCCGTCCGGCGGGCGCGTTCGTCAAGATAACGGCATGGGACGCGAGCGGAGAGGCCCTCTACTATGGGGCCTCGGGCTTCGCTTCTGACGCCGCCACAAAAGTATGGATGCTGGAGACTCAGCAGCACGCCAACGTGGGCGCCATCGTGATTCGTCGTGAGTCTGGCGCGCTAGGCAATGCACAAGTCCTCTGGGAGCAGGCCGCGGCCGACGGTTCCTTGATTGTGCCCGTGCGCGGATACCCGGACGCCTACTACCAGCGGGGCGAATCGTGGATTCATATCACCGATAACGTCATTCGGGGCAGTCGAATCCTAGTCCGATGGACTGAATGGGACGGCGAGGAGTACCGGCAATCCATCGCGATTGACGAGTCGGGGACGCAAGCGGCGGACCTTATCACCCCGGGGCAGCCTGGGACATTGCTCAAGATTGACACGGACCAAGACCGCTGGAATATGAGCTTTGGCGACTGGCCCGGGCAATCCAAGTGCACGATTGAGGAGGACGTCTCTTGGCGCAATACCGGCCCGAAGACGGTACTGCTCAACGTGCTAATGAGCGGCGACGGCAACGGGTACAACTCGACGTTCGACGTATTCGCAATGGGCGCAAATCTGCGACAGGATGAAGTCGATATCCAATCTTTCGTCCGTTACCCATACCCGGACGGTTTCGCGCAGCGCCTCACGCTCAGCCTCAACGATTGGGACAGCATCACTATCCGAGAGTTCGTGGAGCCCATCCTACGCAGCATCGGCGCGGCCCTTGTGCTGCGTGTCGAGCGGGTAGCGGCAGCCGGTGCGGGCGGTGTCCTACGCCGGCGCCTCACGCTTGTGTCGGTGTCCTCGGAGTACGCCGGCGACGCCATCGGCACGATTGCAAACGGCGATTGGCTCGCCAACTCTCGACCTGATACAACCGACGATGATCGAATCGTCAACATCATTCGGGCCTCGACGGGCTACGACAGCGCGGCGGACGAGTATTCGACCATCGTCAACCTAGTCAACCGCGACTCAATCGGGGAGTACGGCTCCGCACCGACGGATGAGCTAGACCTGCGCGGCGTCACGATACCGCCGGGCAGTCCAGCCGACCATCTCGCCAGCCTGCTGCCGTTCAGCGCGGCTCGATTCGCTCAAGTCGGCGCACCTCGCCGGCAGATTGAGGGCGCGATTGCATGGGCCGATGCGGTGCAGATCAACGCGGGCACGACCGTCATGGTGTCGGCGGTCGACATATACGGCTACGACGGCGCACGCGGTATCAGCGCGCAACCGATGCGGGTGATTTCGATCAACGGCGACGGCTACAAACAGACGGCGCGCATCAAGCTGACGTGGCATGACTCGACGGTCAGTGGGTGGTCGCCATCGCTTATGGTCGCGGCGGTGACGAACGCGAGCACATATACAGTTGAGGCGAACATTTACACCGAGACGACTGACCCGGTGTCGGGCCTCGCGCTTGAAGACGTGGACTACTGGCAAGCGGGCGATTCTATACGGGCGTGTCCTCGGGGTAGCTACGGTACCTCGACGGGGGGTCTGACTGTGCTTTCAATCGTGGGCAACCTGGTTACGCTCAGCGGCCCGGCGGTGCCCGCGCTCAACGTGGGCGACACCCTCAGACCGGACGGGTACGCGCAACCGGCGACAACGACAACGCAGCAAGCCTACGCATACCTAGGCGATGACGCGGGCGGTTTGGGCGCTGTGCCAGACCCGGCGAAGTTGTACGCCTAGACAGGCTGCGGCATAATGCGAGCGCAGGCGCAAGCCTCGCACCCGTTGCGCCCGAGTTGCTCGCCCAGCTCGGGCGCAGCACCAACACAGCAGGAGGCGAGCCATGCTGCCACAGTCCGACAATCTCAAAGACCGAACCGCGCCAGTGCGATTCGTCGTGCTCCACACCACAGGCCGCACGTTCTCCGGCCGAGTGGGTGGCACGACCGATGGCGCTCTCGCCCGCTACACCAGCACAGCCGCGCCGTACTATGGCCATGGCATCGTTGACACGGCGGGCACCTATGCGCAGCTCGCCCCGTACAGCGCGCGGGCGTACCACAGCGCATCGCTCGACTGGCGCTACGAGGCAGGCGCGGATGGCGAGCCGTGGCGGTTGTGGGCCAAGCCACTCAGCGCGACGACTGCGGACTATATCGAGCACAATCGGCCACCCGATGTGGTGTGGGATTGGTGGGACGCTCGTTGGCCTGGCGTACCCTCGCCGCTCGATCTAATCGGGACGCGCAACCCGAATAATCACAGCATCGGGCTAGACCTGCTACCGACTCCGACCGGTGACTTCTCCCGGCGTCAACTCGAGGTCGCTGCGGGATTGTGCTGTGAGTTGCTCGCTGACGCGGGCCTCACCGCTCGCATGGGCGGCATGGCGCCAACGGTCGTCACCCACTCGGATATTGACCCGATGCGTAGGGGCACGGTCTTCAAGGCTGGCAAGGTGATCGGGCGTGACTGGGACTTGGGTACGCGCTTCGACTACGCCGGATTCTCCGACCTGTTGCGCGGCGGGGGTCAGTCGTGAGGGGCTATCGCAAGGCCGCTGTAGTGGGCCTGCTTGGCTCGCTGGTCTGCCTCCTAGCACTGGCGGGCATTGAGGGAGCGGCGCCGTTCTCCGCGCTTGCAGCGCTCGGTGGTTCATTCTGCGGGGCCAATCTCTTTGAGCACCGAGCCGATTCGTGAGGCGCGTCCCGTGGTTCGTGTGGCTCGCCATCGGCGCGACTGTCGCTATCGTGGCGGGCATCCTCGCCGGTCCAGAGTACGCGGCAACGGGCGTGTTGCCCACGCTGCTAGCAAAGCAGGCGCTCAACCGAGCGCGGGTGCTCCGCGTCGAGGCTGATGAGATCGACACCCCGACCGAAATCTTCGACGCAGGCCCGTCCGCTGCTGAGCGGTTCGAGGCGGGTGAGCAATGAGAGCATGGCTCGCCGCGCTGGTCCTCTCGACGCTCGGCACAGTGCGCGACGAGGGCCACTGTCTAGACCAGCGGGCGTTTGTTTTGACGCTGCACGAAATGCAGGCAGTCGAGGCCGAGGTGAGCACGCTACGCGCCGATGTGGGCGTGCTCAAGACCGCGCTACGCGAGGCTAAGTTGGAGACCGCTCGGGCCCTTGAGACTCAGGCAGTGTGCCTCACCGCACCGGTCGAGGCGTGCGACTGCTCAGAGTGGACCGCTGCCATTATCGGGACGGGCGTGGGTATGGTAAGCTGCGGCACATTTTGGATTGGTACCCACCTGTGAGCGAGCCGAATACATCAGTAGCAGACCATGCGAAGGCGCTCGCGTCATCGGCCATCGCGGTCGTGACCCTAGGCGGCATACTTGTGGGCGGTATCGTGTGGGTCCACACCGTCAAGACCGACACCGACCGGGCGCTCGTCGCCATCGGCAAACTGGAGACCCGGATGGATGAGCAGACGGCCGCAAACCGCGCACTCTCCGAGTCGATGCTCAAGTTGACCTTCGCTGTCGACGCGCTCGCGAAAGCATTTGCGGCACCCCGATGAAATGAGGAGCCCAATGTTACTACTCGCCCTCGCCCTCTCATTCGCACCGTCCGAGCCTTCCGTCGCTCAGACCCCGCCGAGCCGAGCTGACACCTACGCTGCGGCGGCGGTGCAACTCGCCAGACTGCGCGAGTTGCTCGCCCGTATCCGTCGAGACCTACCGGCGCCCGCAACCCTCGACAGGGTGACGCCGGTAGAAGACGTGGACAAGTACGCCAGCCCGTTCTAGCCCTCGCCGCCTCCACCGCTGAGCGACGGTATCGCCGTGGCGAGTCAACCCGCGCTCGCGTCGAGGGGTTACAAACGCGACTGCATCGGCAGCCCAGACCGGCGCATCGAGTAGGCCGAGCCGTGCGCGTAACGCGATGGCGATGTGCTCGGGTGTCACGGGCCACTTGCATGCGGCGGGCATGCCTCGATTCCAAGACGCATCGAAGACCCGCCACAGCGGTATGCCTCGCGCCGTCGCTCGATTGACGGCCACTTGCGCGACGACCTCGCCATCATCGTACCGCCGGCCTGACTCGATGCAGACCGAGTGTGCTGTGACTAGGATGGACAACACCAGCTCGATCATTTGGGCAACGCCTCGCGCAAGACGCGACCGCCCCACACGCTCAGATACTGCTCGGACTGTCGCTCAGTATCGGGCACCACGCAGGCCACAAGTGGCGGGCGCTGGTCAAAGCGCGGGGGCTCGGTCTCGCAAGCGCACTCGATGCCGCATGCGGGGCATATATCGAGGCACCTGCAATCGCTCGGGCACTCGCCGCAAAATTCGCAGGATGGGTCCATATCGTACGCCTCCAAAGCGCGAGGCGACCCTATCACGACCGCGCCAAGCCCCGCCAAAATACTTATTTAACGTCGGATAAAATAAGTGTTTGACGCCGGATAAATATGCGTCTACTGTCTGGTCATCGGCAATCGAGCCGACCGAAACGGAGACCGACAATGACCGACCTTATCAACCTGACCGCATCCATCATCGAGGCCCACACTACCGCAGTCGTCGCGGCATGGAACGCCGGCAATAACGCGGGCCAGGGGTACGAGATTGGCGAGGACGGCGATGACACCATCGCCGCGCTCGGTGCCTCATTCGTGACCGACATTGGGTACCTCACAGTGGGTGTCTACATGGGCAGCGTCATCGCGGTGGGCGACAGCAGCGGGCCATGGGCGGTCGATGTGACCGCAGTCTTCGCGGCGTAATCAACCGAGCCTCTCGGGGCTCACATCAAGGAGAGAATGTGAACATAAACAACCTACTACGCGACGCGATTACATGCGCCGGCCCACTGGGCCGAGTCGTCTGCGAGCGTCACCACTCCTGTGGAGACCCTGGGTGGAATCGCGAGCAGTGGACGATTGACGCGAGCGGCGCGGTGTCCGAGCGATTCGATGGCCCCGGCCCGTGCGACTCGATGCGGCGTACTCCACGCCCGGCTGCTGCTGGTAGCACGGCATTCGGCTCGGCCCGATGGGGCGTGTACATGGCCGAGAGGGCCGCGTCATGATGGTCGGCACACTCAACACGCAAACAGCGGCGGCGCTCAAAGCGGCTCGTGAGCGGGGCGCGGTCAAAGCGGCCGACCTTGCCGAGGCTATGGGCCTGAGCGTCGACGCGCTCTACCGCATCGAGTCAGGCAAGACGACGATCTCGATCAAGCACATTGCAGCGGCAGCGGCGGCGCTCGGCTACACGCCGGACGGTCTACTCAGCGCACTCGCTAGCGACGTACGGAGGGCATCATGAGCGACACTACCGCAGCCATTCAAGAGTGGGTCTGGGCGGGACGCGGGCAACCGGTCACAGCAGAGACCATGCAGGCATACCTACCCGACGCGCCGGCGCGGGCCGTGCACGTCAACGCGGTAGACTGGGAGTTCAATTACGTCCGGCGTGAGGTTGCGAGCGCAATCTCACGGCTGGGTCGCAAGCCCTCGCGCCACTGTGTGATGCAGTTCGATGAGACCTTGCAGCGGGCGTTCTCTGGACAGTGCGGCATGGCGGCGCTCTTCGACGAACGGTACTGCGCCGACTCAACACCCGAGCTGCGCGGCATCTTCGCCGCCTACGTCGGATGGATCGACGCTGCGTGCCCCGGGATTCCCGGCGTCAAGGGGTGGGCATCATGAGCGACACCAGCGCGCTAGCAGTCAGCACCGCACCGGTCGACAGCCTCGACGCCCTCACGACCGCGATTGGCGTATTCGGAGCAATGGAGCGTTCGAGCATTCTACCGAAGGGCATCAACAATTCAGCCGACGCGGCAATCGTCGCGATGTACGGCGCCCGATTCGGTTGGGGTCCAGTGGCGAGCCTGTTCAACTGCTACATCGTGGAGGGGTCGCCGAGCCTCAAGTCGGACTGCATGGTGGGTGTGGTCCTGTCGAGGCGCGACGTGTGCGAGTACTTCGACTGTGTGCACACCGACGCGCTGCGGGCGACGTACGCCACGAAGCGAGTCGGCAGCACGCGGGAAATCACGTTGTCCTACACGATAGACCAGGCGCAACGGGCGGGGCTTCTCAACCGCGGCCCGTGGAAGCAACACCCGGAGGATATGCTGCGGCACCGGTGCACATCGAAGCTCGTGAGGATGGTCTACCCGGACCTCTTCGCGGGGGTCTTGACTCCGGATGAGCAGCACGACAAGTCGGCGCCGCGTGCCCCAGTCGCGCACCCTCAGCAGCACCGAGCGGTGCAGCCCGATGTGGTTGACGCGGTGTTTGTGCCGGACACCCCACGTTCTGAAGAGGGTGAACGCAAAGAGTCGCCTCCGCAACTCAGCAGCCTGGGGTTCTCGGCGGCATGCCTGGAGATGGGTTTGAGCCGCGACCTTGTGTGTCTCTGGCGGGAAGAGGTGTCGCCAAAATCGGAGTGGTCCGACTTCCGCCGGGGCGGCGTGGTCGCAATCCTCAAGGGCTACGGTGGCAAGTGGGAGCTTGCCCGGGGTATCGAGCCGACTGGGCCGGCGGCGTGGGAACTCTTCGACAGCCTGACCGACGGCACCGCAGGTGGGGCTGCTATCGCGGCGGGTGTCGAGGGTATCGAGGCTCATGAGCTGATGCGCGGCGATTGGCTGGCTGAGTTCTTCGGCCGCAGTAAGTGAGGTGGTCGGCGTCAGCGCGGACGGTTCCCGCCACGGTGGAATTTGCTGTCGCGGCGGGGCACGGGGATCCACAGGTTGCCGAGCCGTCCGCAGTGGCGCCGACATGAGGCGCGCAGACCCGGAGCATGAGGCGCAATGTGCGGTCGTGGCGGTGCTGCGTGCGAGCGGTCTGGTCTTCGCGTCGAGTCTCAACGGCGTGCGTCTATCGCGGACGCAGGCGGGCAAGGCGAGCCGTTCAGGCATGGAGGCTGGAGAGCCGGACCTGTGCATTTACGACCAGCCTCCGAACATGCCCGAGTGTATCGGGATGATGATAGAAATGAAGCGAGCGAAGGCTCGACCCAAGACCGCTCGGGCTCACAGGTGGAGCGGCGCGCTGCCTCACCAGCGGGCGCGGATGGAGCTACTCGAGGCCCGGGGATGGTGGTGCGTGGTCGGCTACGGCGCGGCCGGCGCCATCGATGAACTTAAAGCGGCGGGCTACGCGCTCGCGGGGTGCGTATGACGAGGCAAGAAATCGAAGCGGCACAAGCCGAGGACAGCGCGACGGGCGGTCGGAGTCGATGGTATGCCGTCGAACGGCGAGGACTCCCGCCCATGCAAGCGCGACTGTATGCGGTGTCGGAGTATATCTATGCGGACCCGCGGCGCGGTCAGGGCTCAGGGCTCCGCATCCACGGCTGCAACCGTGGCGAGCGGTACATTCCCGCCTGGCATGGCGACGATTGCAAGATTGAGGCGGTGTGCGCCATCGACAGCGATGGGCAACCGGTAACGGTGTGGCTCAACGCGGTGATGGGTGAGTGGTCCGACGGACATCAGGCGCAAGTGGACGAGGACCGGGCGGCGCGCAAGGCTGCGGATGATGCTCGTGCAGCTCGGGGCGCGGCGTCTCTGGCGGCGCTGCTCGCGGCGAATCCACCGCGCAATCCGTGAAGCGCAACCCGATATGGAGCGAGCGCAAGGCGGCAAGGGTCGCGAGGCTCGGGACGACCGAGGCGAAAGAGTGGGCCGCGAAATTGCGCGACCCACATCCAGACGAAACGAAAGACGGAGACGATGAGCAAGGGACGGCAAGTGGTGAGGACCGATTGGCAGATGGCGGGACACGCGAAAATCATCAACACGGAAGAGACGACGCTGATTCATGAGCGGGCACCGACCGACGCGAACCGCTCATGTAGCGGGACGCCAATCGGCTGCGTGGTGCAGTTGTTCGGCGGGACTGGCGAGCCGTGGGCGTGGGTCGGCTACGTCTTCACCGACCACAACCGGCGCAAGCAAGGCCGGCGGTGCGTCACCGACAAGATGGCTGGTAAGGGCGCGAAGCGGGAGTGCGCTGCGGAGGTATGGGCGGCTCGCGTAATCGAGGCGCGGCACCCTGACCCGGCCGCTGCGAGCACGGACTATGGCTACGGCGTCGGCATGCACACGCGGACATATACCAGCGGTGGCCGATGAGTCACGCGCTGACGGTGGCTATGGGGGCTCGGTTGCGTGACGCGCGGCTCGGCGCGGGTATGTCGCGGGAATCTCTCGCGGTGGCGGCGGGCGTCTCCTACCGCTGCGTCCAGTCGATTGAGCGGGGCAACCGGTGGCCGCGCATTGCCACGGCTGCTGCACTGACTGATGCGCTCGGTCACGAGTTCATCACGCGCACCGGCGGTCCAGTCGTTCGCGTCGATGGTGTCGAGGACACGGAAGCCGAGTGGACGCGGCGGTATATCCATCACCGGACCGCTGCGGTGGTGACCGCCCGCGTATTCTGCGGGGACGCTTGGCAATGGTTCGTGTCGCCGGCGGTGGGCAAGCAGCCGACCGGCGGCCACTCTTGCCAGATAGCAGCCAAGGTGGCGGCCACTCGGTACCTCCACGCGGCCGGCTTTGGCGCGATGGGTGCGAGTTGGGAAGTGGACGGATGACGCTTAAGACGGGGGATCGAGTGTACTTCGGGGGCGATACGGACGGAAACCTACCCCGTCGCAGTCTCACCGGGACGGTCCATTCTGACGCGGCCGGGATGTTCGTCAAGTGGGATTCGTGGAGCACGAAACAGCGGTGGCACATCGACGCGGGAGGGGGCGGTCTGTCGCAACCCCAGCGCACTTGCTTTCGAGTCGAGTTGGTCAAGGAGTCGAGGTCGTGAGGGCACCATTCCCCTACTTCGGCGGCAAGTCTCGCGCTGCGGCGCTCGTGTGGGAGACGTTCGGCCGGGACGTTGCGAACTATGTGGAGCCATTCTGCGGCTCGGCTGCGGTGCTACTGTCGAGGCCAGGGGGTGAGGGCCGAATCGAGACGGTCAACGACGCGGACGGGTTCGTTGCCAACTTCTGGCGGGCCATGGCACTCGACGCTGAGGCGGTCGCGCATCATGCTGACTGGCCTGTCAACGAGGCTGACTTGCACGCTCGGCACCTATGGCTCCTGGGTGAGCGCGACCGCATGACCGAGCGCCTCATGGGTGACGCCTCGTGGTGCGACGCCAAGGTCGCTGGCTGGTGGGTCTGGGGTGCGTGCTCGTGGATAGGCTCAGGGTGGTGCTCGGGCGAGGGGCCGTGGCGCTCGGTCGACGGGGTACTGTCCTTGAGCAACGGGGGGCAAGGCATCAACCGGCAGCTGCCGCACTTGAGCAACGGGGGGCAAGGCATCAACCGGCAGCTGCCGCACTTGACCAGCGGGCGAGGCATCAACCGGAAGCTGCCGCACCTGGGCGACGCGGGGCGAGAGTGGGCGACCGCCATCCATGCCCGTATGCGACGGGTGAGGGTGGCCTGCGGTGACTGGCGCCGCGTGGTCGGTGAGAGTGTGACCGTCATGCTGGGCACGACCGGCGTATTTCTCGACCCTCCATATGAGGAGGGCCAGGGGTACACCGTGCAGCGGGACGGCATCGCCGCTGAGGTGTGGGCCTGGGCAATCGAGGCGGGGGAAGACGACCGGTACCGCATAGCAGTGTGTGGCTATGACGATGGCCGCACCGTGCCGGACGGGTGGCGGGAGGTCGCATGGCGTGCGGCCGGTGGATACGGAGGCGGGCGCGGCAATGCCGCCGATGATAACTCAGGCCGGGAGCGCATATGGTTCTCGCCGGCATGCAACGACAACTCACAGATGGGACTCGGGATATGACAAGCACTGACTTGAGCGGGCTACGCCAGAGGATCCGGGACTTGCGGGAAGGGCTTGGCCTGAGTCAACGCGAGCTAGCAAAGCTGGCGGGGGTCCATCATTCGTGCGTAAGCCGAGCCGAAAGCGGTGCGCGTGAGACGACCGTCAAGACCATCGGGGCTCTCGCCTGCGCGCTCGGTGTCCGGCTGGTCGTCACTCTTCAGGGTGTTGCCGATGTGCCAACGGGCATGTTAGAATCTGGTCATGGAAAATGAACTACCGAAGCAAGCAATCAAGGCCATGAGGGCGGCACCCGCTCTTGTGGTGTCGACCGAGTTGGCGCACACGGAGGTGTCGCTTTTGCTCGCCATCATCTACGCACCGGGCCGGTCTTGGGAAGACGCAACTAGACCGCGCCAGATTCGGCTGTCGGAGTTGGTGAGGCTGTCGAAGCTGAGCAGGTCTACATGCAAGCGGTCGGTTACGAGCCTCCGAGAACGCGGGTTCATCCGATGCGATTCGGCCCCGGGGATGGTCTCGAAATACTCGGTCTGGATCGATGTGAACGGTTCATCATTCGACCCCAACCGGGTCCATGGTGAACCTACCAACCGGGTCCACGGTGAACCTAGTACCGGGTCCACGGTGAACCTTAGTGGGTTCACTGTGAACCCGGGGGTGGTTCACGGTGAACCCACATTTAAGGAGTCTTCAAGGATCTCCCAAGGAGAGGGTAAGGATGGGGGCGCGGCCGCGGGAGGATACGAGGCGCAACACACAAGCCCGGGCGCCACTATCCCCCCCTTCCAGCTTGAGCCCTCAACACCCCAAGAGCCGGCGCCATCCAAACCGGTGCGCGTGAGGGTGCGGGACTTGCCAGCGGTCGAAGACGAGAACGGCAATCTGCCCCACGAGCGGCCCGAGCATATCGACTACTGGGGCACTGAGCTCGAGTATGTACCAGAGGAGGAGGTGAGTGATGACGGTGACGGATCAAGAGCTGAGTCGAGCGATGGCAATCACGACGCGGGCGCAAGTCCGCGATCTGAAGGAGCGGCTCGAAGCGATCGAATCGGACTCGATAACCCTATCGGTGGATCTAGCGGCGGTGGAGCGGTCGGCAGCGTCGATCATTCGGTCGGTGGCAGTGGTGATGGACTCGCTCGACCTGCTGGCGGCGAGGGTGTCGAGGATCGAGCGGGCGCTGAAGCCCGATTGGTAGTTGATGGATGGGGCGCAAGTCGCCCGGAATGTGTGGACGATGAAGAGGATAGACCAAGCGGCGATGGTCGCGGAGCTCGCGAAGCAGACGGCGCAACTCGAACGGCTGGTTGGGGTGGTGGAGACGACGCTGAGCGCGCTCGACCGGATCGGCCGGGTGGTCCAACTGCTCAACGCGAGAGTCGAGACGCTGGAGAGGCCTCGCGAGCCGATGCATTAGGCCCGGACGAATGGGTCGACCGCATCAAGGCTGCATGCTCGGGGCCGGTAGGGGTCGACACATCGGCGCCACCGGAGTGGGCACCGCTCACCGAGTACATCCACCACGAAGCAGGCCCGGGGTCGATGCGCCTCGTTCGCGACTTGCGCGGGTGGCTGACTGCACCGAGCGCGGCGCTCAAGGCGCAAGGCCTCAACACTCCTGAGCAGAGGTGCCCGGCGTTCGCGGCGGCGTACCAGTGGCACATTGAGAACGGCACGACCGACCCGAAGGCCGTTTGGGTTGTCGAGCGGGCTTGCAAGATCGAGAAGGCGAAGCGAGACGCGGCACCCAAGATGCGCGTGCTCACATCATCGGGGCATGAGCCCCACATCAGGACACCACACCGGCCAGAACTGTGGGCCGAATTGGAGGAATCGAAATGAGTGGCGAGACTCAACACACCGAGGACGACGGGGGCTACGACTCCCGCGTCGAGTGGCCGGACGACCTCATCAGCGCGCCGCGCTGGACGCCGATGATACAGGCGCTGACGATGGGCAGCAGGCGGCTCCGTCCGTGGCTCCGGGAGGTGGTCGCAGAGGGGCTGATCGAAATGCTTCCGCTCGCAGGCTGGTCGCTCGCGGGTGCCGACTTGCGCGACTTCGATTTGCAGGGCCTCGACTGTCGAGGGGCGGACCTTCGAGGCGCGACGCTGAGGCACGCGGACTTGAGGGGGGCGGACTTGCGCGGCGCGGATATGCGCGGGGCAGACTGTCGCTGGACTACCGACCTGCGCGGCGCGGACTTGCGCGGCGCTCTCACCGAGGGGGTTGATTTTGGTTTCGCATACCTCGACGGGGTGCGCTTGTGAGCGGGCTCGACGCCATCGCGGCAGAGGTACGGGCTTGGCAAGCGGAGACGTTCGGCCCGGCAGACCGACGCACTGGGTGCTACTCCAGGCTTGACCACATCCGGCGCGAGGTGGGCGAGGCTCGGGACGCGGCGTATCTGGTCGACCGGTACACCGAGGAGGGGGCCAACCCTGCATGGCTCGCGACGGCTCGCGCTGAGCTCGCGGCCGAGCTGGCGGACGTGCTCATCTTGCTCTTGAGCGCAGCCGACGAGGCGGGGGTTGACCTCGCGGAAGCTGTCGCTCGAAAGCACCAGGTCAACACGCGGCGCAAGTGGGGGCGACCGGACGCGGCCGGAGTCACCGAGCACATCGAGGCTCGATCGTGAGCGGGACACCGACACACGAGGCTGAGGTCTCGCTCTTGGGGTCCATCATGCTCAGCCAAGACGCGCTCGGGCCATGCGCCGACCTCATTGACGCGGCATCATTCCGCGACACTCGGCACCGGCTGATATGGTCGGCGATGTGCAGGCTCGACGCGAGGGGTGGGGCTATTGACGCGGTGACTGTGGGCGTGGAGCTGGAGGCCGCAGGCGCGGGGACTGAGGTAAGCGCGGGAGGGTTTGGGTATCTGCTCAGCCTGACGACGGCATCGGCCACATCGGTCAATGTAGCCTCGCACGCTCAGGTGGTGGCAGACGGAAGCAAGCGGCGTAGGCTGTACGAGGCGGCGGTCGGTATCTCCCAGCATGCGTGCGACACGTCGCAGACCGTTGGTGAGGCGCTTAGCGCCTCTGACGGCCTGCTCGCGGCGCTGCTCGATGTGCCGGGGCGGGGTGAGGTGGTGCAGACTCAGAAGGAGTCGGCGCTCGCGCTGCGGACGGAGTTGCTGGCGGTATCGCAAGGCATCTTCCCGCGGAAGATTCCGTTCGGGTTCAACCTGCCCACGCTCTCGAAGGAAACCAATCTAGGCGCAGACCCGCGATGTGAACTCGTCGCCATCGCGGCTCGTTCGGGTGTGGGCAAGACCGCGCTTGGTGACCAGCTGGCAGACGAGATAGGGCGGCTCGGACTCGGCGTGGTGTTGTACTTCAGCGTCGAGGTGTCGGGCGAGAAGCTCATTGCGAGGCGCCTCGCGAGGCGAACGGGCATCGACCTGGGGTGCATCAAGTCCTGGAAGTTTTCGCACGCTGGCGACGATGACAACGCGGTTCATGAGCTGACCGGTATGGGCATGCAACGCGAGGGCGTGACTACCTACTTCAGGGCGGGGCTCGATGTGGGCTACATCGCTCGCAAGGTGAGGCAAGCGTGCAGGCGGGGGCCTGTCGCTGCGGTGGTCATTGATTATTTTCAAGTCCTCTCCATCACTGATGGGGTTCGGTATGGCAACACGACGGACAAGCTTGACGCCATCGCAGCGGCGCTCAAGGTGATTCAGGTTGAGAACGGGGTCGCCATGTATGTGCTCGCCCAGCTCAACCGAGGCGACAAGCAGCGGCCGAATGCGCCTCCGGTGGAGAAGGACATCCGCGGCGGGGATGGCCTCGCGTTCTGGGCGTCCATGGTCCTGCTACTGCACCGGCCCGCGTATCTGGACCATGGGTTGATTGATGACGACGGCCGCACTGAGACGGCTACGATTCTCGCGGTCAAGAATCGTGAGGGTAAAGTCTTCAATCTGACCGTTAACCATCGGCCCGACTGCGGCGCGTTCTGGGAGCGCAATGCGGGATGGCAGAGGCGACCGCCGGCAGACTTGATGGACAGCCTACAGCGTGAAGGGGTGGTGACGTGAATGGCATGGCTAATCAGCAGGGCGCTCAGCGAGGCCTACGCGAGCTCGCGCTCTTTGCAGGGGCAGGCGGTGGAATCCTCGGAGGTAAGTTGCTCGGGTGGCGAACCGTCTGTGCTGTCGAGTACGAGCCCTATCCCGGATGCGTACTCGTCGCCCGACAGAATGACGGCACTCTCGCGCCTTTCCCGATTTGGGATGACGTTCGCACCTTTGACGGTCGACCATGGCGCGGCGGTGTTGACGTGGTTTCTGGGGGGTTTCCATGCCAGGACATATCATGCGCCGGCAAGGGCGCCGGACTCGACGGCGCAAGGTCCGGACTCTGGGTGGAAATGGCCCGCATCATTCGTGAGGTACGACCGCGCTACGTCTTCGTGGAAAACTCGCCAATGCTCACTAGCAGGGGGCTTGGCGTTGTTCTCGGAGACTTGGCCGCGCTGGGGTTCGATGCGGAATGGGGAGTGCTCGGCGCGGACGACGTTGGCGCCCCGCATATCCGAAAGCGCATCTGGGTTGCCGGGCATGATTCCAACGCCGGTCAAGATGGACGCAGCAGGGCGCACGTCGAGGTGCCCAATTACGACAGCAGCTCATGCGGGCACGTCCCTAACTTCGTGGGCGCGGGGCGACGACTTAAGGGGCCGACTGTGGTTCCCTCCACCAGGGGGACAGAAGGTCCCGCCACTGCGGACGGTGGAGAATTGGCCGACACCGCCGGCACACGATGCGAGCGGGCGGGGCAGTCGTCCAGCCAGCAAGACAAGCACCCATCACATGGCTTCTCTCGAGTGGGTTGTGATGCATCAATGGCCGACTCCTACTGCGAGGGATTGGAAGTCAGGGAAGGCGAGTCAACAGACGATGGATCGGAACAGCCGACCGTTGAGCGAGGTCGTGTATCACCGGGAGTTTTTCGGGACGCCGACCAAGGAGATGTCGGTCCGAAGCCGGTCGAAAACACCGGGCGAAATAGCGGAGGATCTTGGTGGACATCTGAACCCCACTTGGGTCGAGTGGCTGATGGGGTGGCCGCTCGGGCACACCGACTTCGCGCCATTGGCAACGGCCAGGTCCCAGCAGTGGCTGCGCTCGCATGGCGCCTACTCACTACCCGAGGGGGATGGTCATGAGTGACGCGGCGAGGGTGGCGCTACTCAAGCGCATTGTGGGGCTCCTGCTGGGGCCGTTCGGCGCGGCGCATAGCACGGGCCTCGCTCTTGAGCGGCTGCGGCTTCAGCATGGCGCTGGGTGGCTGGAGGCGTACGCGAGGGAGGTGGGCCATGAGTGAGCGCATGCGTGCGAGGATTCATCTTGAGGGTGGCGAGTCGGTCCCGGTGCCGTGGTCGGTGCTTGAGGTGGGCGCGGGGCTACAGCGTTGCGCCCAGTCGGGCTCGGATTGGCTGCTGGTCGATACCGATGCGGGTGACGTGGTGGCGTTCGTGTGCGTTGCTCGGGTGGCGTGGGTGTCGACCATCGACGGCGGGGCGGCGTCGTGACGTGGGACATACGCGATGGCGATTGCCTTGACGCGCTGCGGGCCATGGGGGACGCCTCGATAGACTCGATCGTCACCGACCCACCTTATGGGCTGGGCGACTGCTCACCGGCTAACGTCGAGGCGTGCCTGCGTGCTTGGCTTGCTGGTGAGAAGCACACCGGGAAAAAGGGCTTCATGTCAACCACTTGGGATGGCTGGGTTCCAGGGCCCGAGGTGTGGCGTGAGTGTCTGCGCGTGCTTAAACCGGGCGGGCACCTGCTCGCGTTCTCTGGCTCGCGTACTGTCGACCTTATGGGGATGGCGATTCGGCTCGGGGGGTTTGAGCTGAGGGATACTATCCACTGGCTGTATGGATCGGGATTTCCGAAAAGTCTGAATGTCTCGAAGGCGATAGACAAAGCGGCGGGGGTTGAGCGGGAGGTGATAGGCAGTCGGAATAAGTTGCAGAGTTACGGAGCTAACGAGGTGTTTGGGCAAGGCCCCGACAAGGGCGGCGTGCAGTTGCTGACCGCCCCGGCGACCGAAGGCGCGAAGCAATGGGCAGGCTGGGGGACCGCTCTAAAGCCCGCGTGCGAGCCCGTCGTGGTCGCTCGCAAGCCGCTGGGCTCTACCGTCGCGGCGTGCGTGCTTGAGCATGGGACTGGGGCGCTGAATGTGGACGGGTGCCGGGTGGCGACGGGGGACAGTTTGAACGGGGGCACATACTCGCACGCAGCGGTCCAGACTGATTCGACTCGGTGCATGAATCGAGGGTTGGTCAATTCGGCCGGCCTCGCGTTCCCGGACCCGGCAGGCCGGTGGCCTCCGAACGTGCTGCTACAGCATGCCCCCGAATGCGAGGGCGACCACAACGGGCGCGGGTGCGTCGAGGGGTGCGCGGTGGGCGAGCTGGGTTTGCAGAGTGGGGCGAGTGGGGCGAGTGTGTCACCGGCCACAGTGGGTCTCGGCGGACGCCCGTCCGAATATGGTATGGGCACCCAGTCTGCCGTGCCTTGTCATGGCGACGAGGGCACGGCGGCGCGGTTCTTCCCGTCCTTCCGGTACACCGCGAAGGCTAGTGGGGCTGAGCGGGATGCTGGGTGTGGGGGTGAGTCATCAACCCGCACGCTCGGGCACAAGCGGTGTTCAGTTTGCGGACGCCAGCGGGTTAACGTCAGCGGTGCGTGCCAGTGCCCCAGTCCGGAATGGGTCCCCCCTGAACAGTCGAAGCCAAGGGCGAACGGCCACGCCACCGTGAAGCCCGTTGAGGTTATGCGGTGGCTCGTCCGGCTGGTGACTCCACCGGGCGGTGTGGTGCTCGACCCGTTCTGCGGCTCGGGCACTACCGGGTGCGCCGCGATGGTCGAGGGCTTCGACTTCGTCGGGTGCGAGCGCGAGCCCGAGTACGCGGCGCTGAGTCGGGAGCGTATCGCGTGGTGGGCGGAGCATGGCGCTGCTTCGGTTGAGGCGTGGAGCGCGAAGCGAGCGCGGGAAGCTGAAGACGAAGCGACGGGGCAGTTGAGCCTGCTGGGTGGGTAGGGGGCATGGGGTGGCATGGGGTGACAGGCACGGCATCGGGCACCCGCGGACCCGGTTTCAGTCTCGCGGGCTCGGAAATGCCGAAATCTTGGAAATAAATCGTAAATCGTCGGAGCGGTGCCGCAAAGCGTTGCAGCACTAGGGGCAGCGGCCGGACCTCTCTAATCTGGTCTGGCACTAGGGGCAGCGGGAAAAACGTCGCAAACCGTTGCGAGAGTAGGGGCAGCGGGGGTGGGCTTTTTTTTGGAGGGGTCGGAAAAAGAGTCGGACCTGCT